ATGAGTCAGCCCTCACGGGCGGCGATGAGTCAGCCCTCACGGGCGGCAATGAGTCAGCCCTCACGGGCGGCAATTGGTCCGTCGTATACGGAGGCGATGGTGCAAAAGTCCGAGGTGGTATACACGCGGTGCTTGCGCTGCAATATTGGGTGGATTACAAGCTTGTCGGCGTAAAAGTCAAGGTCGTGGACGGCGAGAAGATCAAGCCCGACATATGGTACAGGCTGGACAAGGCGGGGCGGTTTGTCAAGGTGAAGGAGGTAACAACATGACCCCTGAAGTCAATGTATTCGCCAAGCTTGATTTCCGCGAGTTGTTTTCGTCAAACGGCAAGCTGGCGGTGCGGTACATAGAGACGCTGCAAGCCGTCATCGCCGCACAGGACAAATGCATCCGCGCTATGACCGGTGCGCTGAAGGATGCAACGGACACGGCGGAACAGATGCTGGATCTGCTGCTGGAAAATACGAAAAAAGGAGAGACAAGCCGTGACAGAATGCCCGAATTGCAGTCAACTGCAAAAAGAGCTTGCGCACGCAGAGATCCGTATGCGCGAAGCGGCAAATAAGATCGCGGCGGCGAAAAGTCTGCTACAACATGCAGAGCGCAAGGCGGGATATTACGAGCAGGCGCTGCTTGTTGAGGTCGCAAGGCTGCTCACCGAAGCGGAAAGGAGGTTAAAACCGTGACGGAAACCGTGACAATACACTTTATCCATGCGCCGAGCCGCGAAAAGCGGGACTGCTTTGCATACAGTAGCGAGCAATATGACCGGGACGGCGGATGCTTGGCACTGAACAGGATGCTGTGCTTCGACAGGGGCGCGTGTCCATTTTATATGCCCGACGCCGCGAGCCAGCAGCAGAAAGGGGGCTGAAATAATGCCGGAATACACCGCGCCGGAACCGCCGTTTATGGAAAACAACAAATACGGATATAGGGTAAACATCCTAAATCCATACATTGCACACATCTATGATCAATACAAGGAAAAACACGACATCCCGCTGCACTTCCCTCCGTCCGATGCGCAAAGGCTGGATTTTGAGTGCATCGAGATCCCGCATTTGGAAAAGCGCTTCGGCGTGAAGGCCCCGCCGCCGAACATCCCGCCGCGCATCGCAAGCAATATACCGATGGATCTGCTCAAAGCCATATACGGCTCCGACAGGATTACGGCGCTGGATATCAAACCTCCCGCCGAAGCGGAAAGCACCGACACAGAAGAGGACATAAAAAAATAACCGCCTCGCGATTGCACTCGCGAAGCGGAAGCTGACAAGGCAAATGCCGTGCCACACCTTACATATATAGTATAGCAAAATGCACGGCATTTGTCAATTTTTTTCGCGTCCGTCCGGGCGCGTGGCGGCCTTGTAATGTATAGTATCTTTTCGCACATTTACGGCTGTCGAACCCGCAACAGGAAAGGAAATTGACAATATGCAAAACGATAAAAATTTTATTGGGGAAAGTCCGTCTGTCCGTCCGTCGTTCGATGAGACTTTAGAGGACGTCAAAGAACAGATAGACATAACCTGTTTCCCGTTTGCACTGCTCAAGCAGGCACAGGAGATCGCCGAGATCATAGCCGAGGTCATGCGTCTGCGCCCGGAGGACAAGCTGCGTGTGGATGGCACACTGCGGGAAGCCGGAGATGTGCAAGCCATATACACGCAGCTTGAAAACGAGCACGTCATGCACGTCTTGGAAAACTATAACGAGATCCCGTACAAAGTCCACAAACCGAAAAAGTACCTGCGCACCGCCCTGTATAACGCCGTATTCGAGCTGAACAACGCAGACGCAAACCTGTTTTCCGCTACGGGAGGGGGTGCGGTATGAACCGGGAAAAGCGTACCTACGCGGGCAAGCTCTTCACCGCAGACTTTTACCCCATATTTTCCGACGGCCGACGCATCCCGTCCCGCGCCCCGAAAACGAAACGCTCGACCGCCGAGCAGGAGAAATATAACCACAATAAGGCGGTACGGAATATAGTGGAGCGCGTCAATGCGAACTTTGATGAACGGGACTACTACGAACACCCGACGTTTATTCCCGCACTTGCACCGCAGACCCGTGAGGATGCACAACGGGAACTGAAGAATCACCTTGCCCGCGTAAAACGACGAAGGCAGTCCGAGCTTAAGAAAGCCAAGAAAGCCCTTGCCGCCATGCCGGATACGCCGGAGCTTCGGAAGCAGCGAGAACAGCTCGCCGAAAAGGTCAAGTGTCTTGAGCGACCGATGAAATATGCCTACTCGATAGAGCAGGTGACATACCGATCCGGCGAATACAAGGGGCGTGTGAATTGGCACTATCACCTGTTTGTCACGGGCGGCTTGGATGACCGTACTATGGAGCGGCTGTGGGACAAGGGCGTGCGTGTCAATGTGGACAATTACCAGCCCGACCGGTTCGGCCCCGAAGCGGCAGCCAAGTATATGACGAAATCCAATGTGGCGTTCGGCAAGAAGAAATATATCTGCTCGCGCAATATGGTCCCGCCAAAGGTACCAGACCCGTCGAAGCGGGACGGCAGAACATCGCAGCGCCAGCTCGAACACTGGGCGAAGGAACGCGTGGACGACGCCGCGTTTTGGGAACGGCGATACAAGGGCTATCGGTTCTTGCGCTGCTATGCGCGCAGGAATCCGTACAATGGGCGGTGGTATCTGTCTGTGGTGATGTACCGCACAGACAAAGACCCGCCGCCGTGGACGTTCGAAGATTGGGGCGTCTGGGAATGAGGAAAAGGAGCAACAAAACATGACAGAACAGAAAGCATACGAACTTACAAAGATTATCTGCACTACGGTGGAACGGCAGGAAAATATAAACGATGCCGTCACGAGTGTCATGCAGTCGATTGCACAAGAGATCAACCGTGCCATAAATCCCACGAATGAAGTTCTTGCGCCGTTTATCATTGCGGCACTTGAATTGACGGCGAGATCAATGCGCGCAAACTATCCCAAGGAAGCCATCGAAGCGGCTGATGAAGTCAAGCAGGTGGTATCCGCCTTGTGTATCACAACAAGGCGTGACGATATCGTGACACCCCCGGGCGGAAAAAAGTCGTGAATAAAAAATGCGTGTCGACCGCAGCCCCTCTTGACAAAAGCGGTGAGCCCGCGCGCACGTGTTTTTGTGTAGCCCGTGGCAGTCAGAAAATCATGCTGGCGTTAAACATTTTACAAAAAACTATATATGCGAAAAGCGGCGCAAAAATGAAGCGGAAAAATCCGCGTAAAAACCGCGTTTTTGCGTGCGAAAACGTGAAAAAAGGAGCCCAAAAATGTATAAATCCCAAGCGATAGAGAAGTTGAATAAAGAAGAACAGGCCTTTCAAGGAGACCGAAAAGCCAAGGTCATATATCACCCGGTCGCATCGGCCCTGCGGGACTTCTGTGCGCAGGACGACGAGTTCGCACAGGCGGTCGTGCAGACGGACAAGACCTTGTCAGACTGCTGCAAGGAAATCTTAAAAGGAACAGGGGACAGCATATCGGACCTTGAAGCGTACCGCAGCGCCGCGAAATTCTATTTTTCCACGGCAGACGTCCGCTTACGCATGGAGATCGACCTTTGCGGGGATCTGGACGCCGGCGAAGCGGAAAAACGCGGGAAGGTCATCAACCTGACGCTGGACGACCTGTTCTAAGGGGGGCGATGTAGATGGTCTATCGAACAAAAGATGCGATACTGAAACACGTCCCAAAGTTAAACAAGGACGACCTTGACGGCATCAACCTTGCATTTACGCCGTATCTGTTTTACCGCGAACATAGAGACGCAGGCTTTCGGGAGTGCTGGTGCACAAGCTGTCGGGAGCACTTTGCCTACGCATACACACAGCGCACCATGGACGATCAGCACCGTGAATTTTTAGCAAAACACCACAACGAATGGAGCGTGTGCCCGAAATGCGGGCGGCACGTGAAAATGAAGGAAACCGCGCGCGCGAAGAGTTGTAAAAGTCTGACGCAGTGGGAAAGGATCGTCCTTGTCAAGCCCGTCAAGGACGCGGTGTACCTGCTCGCGCTGTATGCGGTCAAAGATTACCAGAGCGCCGCGACCAGAGGAGGATACCACCTCATCGAGCCGGAAAAGTCCGAAGCGGCGGTGTACTATCTCGCCCCGGGGTATGCGCGGGAATTCAAAATCGCCTATGACTATACCTACCTTGGGCTGCGTTCCGGCGACTACGAGGAGCCGAAGCGGATCACGGAGCCGTTTACAAAGACCGTGAGCTACAACTATGCAGCGCCGGATAAGCGCGGGTACGATTGGATCGGGTTTGACCGCTTGGAAAAGACATTCCTGCGATATGCCCCCATAAGGCTGTTTGAAAGGGCCTATGAAACATGGTGGTACAACAACAGCTTTGGCTACGGCGTCGGCGAAAGCCCGGACGTGAAGTTCTTTGCGTACTGCGCGCTGTATCCGAGCGTAGAGCGTCTTTTGAAGCTGGAAAGCGGACTGTCGGATTTTGTGTGCAGCCTTGTGGACGGGAAGCCGATGAAGCGGTACATCGACTGGGAAGCGGCGACGCCGAAAGAGATGTTCGGCATGGACAAAGCGGAGTTTGCCGACTTCCGCGAGCATTACCGCTATGACATAGATTTCAAAGTGTACCAAATCCTGCGAAAATGCTGCAAGGCGATCGCGTATTCCCGCGCGGCACAGCTTACCGAACGGTACGGGGAAGGCGCACTGCGCATAGCCGAAGCGGTCAAAAAGGAACGGCTGAACCTGACACGAACCTGCAATTATCTGGAGAAACACGCGAAAAAGAAAAAAGGGCAGAAGAAAGCGGACGGGTTCGAAGTGCAGCACACCTGCACGATCTGGACGGACTACCTCCGCTTTGCAAAAGAGCTTGACTACGACCTCACACGCGGCGATGTGATCTACCCGAAGCGGCTCCGGGAGGCGCACGACCGCGCCGCCGATGCCGTAACGGCAAAGCAGGACGCCAAGAGGTTCGAGGCCTACAAACAGCGGTATGAGAAGCTGCAAAGGATGTACGCCTATACGGACGGGAAATACGAGATCGTGATCCCGACCGGCATAAACGACATCGTGCAGGAGGGCAAGGTGCTGTCCCATTGTGTGGGCGGGTACGCCTCGCGCCATGTGGAGGGTAAAACGACCATAGTATTTCTACGCAAGTGCGCGGCGCCGGAGGAACGGCTCGTGACCGTCGAAGTGTCCGACAGCGACAAACGCATTTGTCAGCGGTACGGGTACAGGGACAGACAGTGCACCGAAGCGGAAAAGACATTCCTTGACCGCTGGATCGAGTGGGTGCGCGCCGGCAGCAAACGCCCGAAGCATAAGAAAGAGAAAGCAAACAAAGCCGTCGAAGCGGCATAAGGAGGAAGAAACATGGAAAAAGCAATCGTACATATCACGTCCACGGAAATGACCGAGACCTACAAGGCCGCCATGCAGACCCACCAGCGCATCCTTGCAAACGGCGAGATCTGCGCGCAGTCGCTTTTGGAGATCTGCAAGGACCTCAAGACCATGCGGGACGATAAGCTGTATGAAGAGTTCGGCTATGCGTCTTTTGACGAATACACGGAAAACGCCGTCGGTATCAAGCCGCGGCAGGCGTACACGTATATCAGCACTTATGAGCGGCTCGGCAGCTCGGTTTTGCAGTCAAATGCAAGTCTCGGGATCACAAAGCTGGACCTGATCGCGCAGATCAACCCCGTGGAGCGCACGGAAATGCTCAGTGAGGGAACATTTGACGGGATGTCGGTGTCGGAGATCCGCGAGCTTGTCAAAAAGGCAAAGGACCAGGGCGAGCAGATCAGTCTCCTGCAGGAGCAGCTGGAAGAGGCAAAAACCGAAGCGGCAGAGACGAAAGAGCACGACGCCGAAAAGGATGAAATGCGCAGCCGCATCGCGGAGCTTGAAAAACGGTTATCGGAGGATCGCGCCGCGCACGAAGCGGCACTCGAGCAGGCGAAGCGGGAAGCAGCAGAAAGCGCTGCGCAAAAAGACCCGGACGAAGCGGAAAAGGCAAGGCTCGAAGCGGCGGTGAAAGCGGCGAAGCGGGAAGCAAAAAAAGAAAAGGACGCTGCCGTCAAAGAGGAACAGGAGAAGCAGGCAGATAAGATAAAAGCACTCGAAGAGGCGCTGGAGGGTGCGAATGCAGAGCAGCATCGGCTTGCAAAACAGCTGGAGCTGTCCGACACAGCCTCGGCGAAAGCAATGGTCTACATCAAGGCTTTGCAGGACAATTTCAATGCCCTGTTCGGTTTGATCGCCGAAATGCCGGAAGAGCAGCAAAACAAATTCAAGGGCGCGGTGCTGAAGCTTACCGCCGCCATGCAGAAACAGGCGGAGGGGTGAGACATAGGATGCAGAGAGAAAAAAGAAACGAACTGATACAAAGGCTTTCGCAGGAAAGCAGCAAACCGTCGCAGAGTGCTGCGTTTAAGGGAGTTGTTTTAGAAGCAGTGCAATCCATCACAAATGACCTAACCGAATTTGTTTCGCCGGTGGATGAAGTTTTACTGCCGTTTTATATTATGTCTATGGAACAGATCGCGGCAGCAATGCGATGCTCCTGCCCGGATGCCGGGGACATCGCGGACCAGATGAAGCAGTTATTTGTGGTTGCAAGCACGTTGCTTCCGCGTGATTAAAAGGATGAATAGAAAGGGGTAAAAATGAAAAAATTTTTGGATGACGCCAAGAAGATCATCCCCGTCGCCGTGGCGGCAGCGCTCCTGCTCGGTGCCGTTTGGGGCGTGCTGTACGGCGTGCTGGTCGCCGCCGTGTGGCTCGTGTTCGGCGCGGCGATGCTTCTGTTATGACGAAAAAAGGAACAAAACATGGACTACATACAATTCTTGAAAAGTAAAATTGAAGTCGCGCCCATATCGGGCTTTACGGTCAGCGAAGCGGAGATAAACCCTGCACTCAAGCCGCACCAGCGGGACGCGGTGCGTTGGGCGGTGCACGGCGGACGGCGCGCTCTGTTTGAGAGCTTCGGACTCGGCAAGACCGTGCAGCAGTTGGAATATTGCCGCCTTGTGACCGAAAAGCAGGGCGGAAAGGCACTCATTGTCTGCCCGCTTGGCGTCAAACAGGAATTCCAGCAAGACGCAAAGAACCTGCTGGAATGGGACGAGCCACCGCAATACGTCCGCACAATGGAAGAAGTGCGAAACGCGGAAACCGACATCGTGCTGACCAACTATGAGCGCGTCCGGGACGGCGACATCGACCCGCAATACTTTACGGCCACAAGTCTCGACGAAGCGTCGGTGCTTCGATCATTCGGCAGCAAGACCTACCAGACGTTTTTGGACAAGTTCAAGGGCGTAAAATACAAGCTCGTTTCCACGGCCACACCGAGCCCGAACAAGTATAAAGAGCTGATCCACTACGCGGGGTATTTGGAGGTCATGGATACCGGGCAGGCACTCACAAGGTTTTTTAAGCGTGACAGCACCAAAGCGAACAACTTGACGCTGTACCCGCATAGAGAGCGCGAGTTTTGGGTGTGGCTGTCCACATGGGCGCTGTTTATCACAAAACCGTCCGATCTCGGCTATGACGATACGGGGTACGACCTTCCGCCGCTCGATGTGCGCCTGCACAAGCTGGCAGACGACTATTTCAGCGGTGAAGAAAAGGACGGGCAGATCAAATTTTTGCGCGATGCTGCCGTCAGCCTGTCGGATGCCGCACACGAAAAGAGCGAATCTATCGTGCGCCGCGTGCGTAAGGCAAAGGAGATCATAGACGCCGCACCGGGAGAGCATTTTATCCTTTGGCACGACCTTGAAGCGGAACGACACGAGATCAAACGACAGATCCCGGAGACCGTCGATATCTACGGCTCTATGGACTACGATGAACGGGAGCGTCGCGTGCTTGACTTTTCCAACGGCAAAACCCGCCTGTTTGCTACGAAAAAGAGCATTTCGGGTTCGGGCTGCAACTTCCAGCGGTATTGCCACCGCGCGATCTTCGTCGGCATCGATTATGAGTTCAACGACTTCATTCAGGCGATCCACCGCATCTACCGCTTTTTGCAGACGGAAAAGGTCATTATCGATATCATTTACACAGAAGCGGAACAGCCTATCTTGGACGTGTTGATGCAGAAATGGAAGCAGCACAACGTCCTTGCGGAAAAGATGCGGGAAATCGTCAAAAAATACGGGCTTTCGGGGACTTCTCAAGTCGAAAAGCTGGCCCGCACGATAGGAGTGGAAAGAGTGCAGGTAAAAGGCAAGAATTTCACGGCGATCAACAACGATTGCGTGCTGGAAACGACGGAGATGGAGAGCAACAGCGTTGATCTGATCCATACAAGCATCCCGTTTTCCAATCACTATGAATACACGCCGAGCTACAACGATTTCGGGCACAACGCGGACACGGTCAAGTTTTTCGAGCAGATGGACTATTTGACCCCGCAGCTGCTGCGCATCCTGCGACCCGGACGTGTGGCTGCGATCCACGTCAAAGACCGCGTGCTGTTCGGCAATGCGACGGGAACGGGTATGCCGACCATGGAGCCGTTCCACGCGATGTGCATCCGCCACTATATGCAGCACGGCTTTCAGTATTTCGGCATGATCACAGTCGTCACGGACGTCGTGCGGGAGAACAACCAGACGTACCGCCTCGGCTGGACAGAGCAGTGCAAGGACGGCACAAAGATGGGCGTCGGCTGCCCGGAATACATCCTGCTGTTCCGCAAACTTCCAACGGATACGTCAAAAGCCTACGCGGACATGCCTGTAACCAAAAGCAAAGAGGAGTACACCCGCGCGCAATGGCAGATCGACGCGCACGGCTATTGGCGATCAAGCGGGAACCGCCTTGTGGAAAAAGACGAGCTGCTGTCGGTACCAGTAAGAGATCTGCAAAAGGTATACAGGCAGTACAGCCGTGACAACGTATACAGCTACGAGGAGCACGTCGCCCTTGCAAAAGAGTTGGACAAAGAGGGCAAGCTGCCCGCGACCTTTATGGTCGTAGCCCCCGGAAGCTGGAACGACGCCGTGTGGGACGACATCCTGCGGATGCGCACGCTCAACAGCACGCAGAGCAGGCGGCAGCAGGAAATGCACGTTTGCCCACTGCAGTTGGATATCGTGGAGCGCATCATCAATCGGTATTCCAATCCGGGCGACGTGGTGCTTGACCCGTTCGGCGGGATCATGACCGTGCCGAAGGTCGCCGTGGACATGGGCAGATACGGCATAGGCATTGAACTGAACAACGGATATTTCCGCGACGGCGTTGGGTACCTACGCGAAGCGGATGACAAACAGGATGTCCCGACCTTGTTTGACCTCTTTGGGGCGTGAAAGGGAGTGACACAATGCAATACATAGCCTATTTCGTAACGGCGGCGTCCATCATCGGGACGGTCGCCAACAGTCTGCAAAAACGGTGGTGCTTTTGGGTGTGGCTTTGCACAAATGCGTTTTGGGTAGGGTATAACCTTTGGACAGGCAGCTATGCGCAGGCGCTGCTTTATGTGTTCAACTTCGTTATGGCGGTCGTTGGGCTTGTACAGTGGCGCAGAAAGGACATGCAGAAGGGGGGGGAACACAATGAAAGCCGTTGAAAGATTTACAAAAAGCCAAGCGAAGCGGCTCAAACAGGAAATCCGGCGGCAGGTCGAGCTGGAAAATGAGAAGTACGAGCGCAGCTTTGACATCCTGCTGATGTATATCCTGCATAGTGTTTTCGGGTTCGGGCAGGCGCGGCTGTCGAGGATGTATGCAAGTATGCGGGAAAGCCGCGACGAACTGAAAAAGCGGTACATGGCAGACGGGGACTGTGACAGCGATGACTATGTTTTCGCCATGGAACGCGATCTGCGCCAAAACGGCGTGGATGTGGACGGTATCCTGCAAAGTATCGGGTACAGGACGGAGGCAGAACAATGACCCATCATCTGAAAATCCAATCGGAATATTACGAAGCGGTACGAAGCGGCGCAAAGCGTTTCGAGGTACGGCGTGACGACCGCACGCCGCGCTATGCCGTCGGCGACCTGCTGATCCTTGAGGAGTTCGCGGACGGTACATACACGGGGCGGGACGCTGCCGTGTTTGTGGACTATATCTATCGAGGAGAACTATGCAGGGACGGGTACTGCATTATGGGCATTCATCCGTAAAAAAGGAGTAACAAATGGCACAATACGCAAAAAACACGAACGTATCCAGCGAGCTCTCAAGGCTCGAAATCGAAAAGATCCTCATAAAATACGGCGCGAGCAACTTTGCCTACGCCACAGCACAGGGACAAGCCTTGATTGCCTTTACGATGCATGGTCGGCAGGTTCGTTTTCTGCTGCCGTTACCCAAGCGAGAGGAATATCGCTATACACCGACGGGGCGAGAGCGAACCGAAAACAGTCAGTATGACGCGTGGGAGCAAGCGTGCCGCCAGCGGTGGCGAGCGCTAAAGCTGGTTATACAAGCAAAACTCGAAGCGGTCGAGTGCGGGATCTCTGTATTTGAGGATGAATTCATGGCACAAATCGTTCTGCCGGGCGGACAGACGGTAGGCGACTTTATGCGGCCTCAGATTGAGCAGGCATACCTTACGGGCGACGTCCCTAAATTGTTGGCAATGCCGGGAGAGTGATACCATGCCGCAAATCTTACACTACTGCAAGCGAGAGCGCTGCGTATGGCGCATACATACCGGCGGCAAACCCGTCTGTGCGAGGGCGCGGTGTCCGTACAGGGAGAGGGTGTCGTATATCATGCGAAAAGCAGAAGACAGCGGAAAGGATGACAAAAAATGAAAATCTCAAAAATCGCGCAGCTATGCAAAAAGCGTCAAACCGTCGCCATGTTTGCAACCGAAGCGGGACTGTGGGTAGGGGACGGATCGTCTATGTATCTGTTGCCGGAATTTTGCGACATATCGGCGGATGGGCTGGCTTTGGCGTTCGGGATATCCGCACAAAATGAAAAAATCCGTTTTTACCGGCTTGAGGACATGGAAAAAAGCTATGATCTGCATGACCTTACGGAACGTGGAGAGAGCATTTGCGAGCAGATCGATCTCGGGCTGTGGATCGGCGAGGATAAAATCAGACCGTACAAGACCGAAGCGGGAATTTTGTTTCTTAAAGCAAGCCGTCTCGCGCCGCTGAAAGAAGAATTGGAGAACGGTGAAGTGTATTTGCGCTATGAAACAAACGGTCAGCCGTATTTTGCAGTCAAATGCGGAATGATCCTTTGCGCGATCATCACACCGATGCAGATGCTTTCCGAGGGCTTTATGGAGCGCTTGGAAGACCTGCGCGATCTGTGCCGCGTGCAGTATCAGAACGAAAAAGCAAAGCAGCTCGCCGCCGAAACACAAATCAAAATGTCCGAAGCGACCGGGGAGGATTGAAAAAGTGACCGACTACATACCCGCCGAATGGCAGACGGCGTCCGAATCCGTCGAGCAGCAAGCGCTATTTCGTTGGGCGGCATTCGCAGCGGGAAAGTACCCGGAGCTGCGGCTGCTGTACCACATCCCGAACGAGGGCAAGCGAAGCGCATCACAGGGTGCACGGATGCGCGCCGAGGGCTTGCGCGCGGGCGTGCCGGACATCTGTTTGCCCGTCCCGCGCGGCGGGTACAGCGCATTGTATATCGAGCTCAAAGCCGGACGCAACAAGCCTACCGCCGACCAGCTCGCATGGCTTGCCGCCCTCGACGCAGCGGGCAACAAAACCGCCGTCTGCTGGGGCTGGCAGGCTGCAAGCAAAGCGGTCAAGGCGTATCTTGAGAAAAGAGAGGACTAATACGCGATATGAAACACGAGCGTTACATAATAAATGACGAGGAGATAGCTTTACTCAATCAATATGACGGGATTGAGAACCCACAAAATGGCCCTTGTAGATACGACAATTTTGACAAAGACAGTCTGGCAATGTTTTGCCGAATGAAAGACCGAAGCAACGACTTGTTTATCAAACGCTATCAAGCAGCACGGGAAGTGATTGACTTGATAGCAAAAACAGTTGGAATAAATCCTGCAGATACAAGCTTCTGGCTTTATGCACCAGACATAGATGGAAGCTCGCCGATAGTTGGGATAATCGAAGAATGGGTAAGCCGAAGCGGCGAAAAAGCGCAGTTAAAGCGTAAAGTGAAAGAATTAGAACAGGAAAATTCGGTTTTGAGGTCATTGATACAGAAGTGACCTGTACAAGAAAGGAAGTAGCATATGTCAAAACGACGGATCAGCCTTGAAAAATACGGTATATCACCAGACAGGCTTGATGAACTGCGTGCGATTTGTCGCCAATACGGTGCATTGAAAAAGAAATCAAACGCAGGAGAACTGAATGCTCGGAAAAAAGTCGAAGCAATTGAGGGCGCGTTGACAACAACAACGAGCCGGGATCCCGGAATGTATAAGCCGTTGCTGACCTATTTAACCAGAAACATACCGTTTGATCAGTTGGAAATCCCGTCAAATAAAAAGCTCTTTTTTGAATTTCGAAAAGCCTTTTATGTGAATTTGGATAAACTACTTTGACAAAGTTAAAGCACACTTTAACAACGTCTCCTAAAAGCACCCCAAAGGGGAAGTTAAATAGAAGTACAATAGTTCCGTAGAAAGAATTTGTCTACGGGACTATTTATGTCTGAAAAAGATATTGCAAATTGGGTGCGCAGTTTATGGCGCGCGGGAAAAAGTTTTTACAAAACCTACGAATGGAAAATATTTCGGGAAAAAGTGCTTAGAAAGCGAAAGTATCGCTGCGAAATATGTTGGCAGGGTGGATTACAGAAAAATCATTTGCGTCGGTATAAACGCGCAACGACACTGCACCACATAAAGCACTTAAAAGATGCGCCGGAATTGGCTTTGAAAGAAGAAAACATGCTCGCAGTATGTCAAGATTGCCATAAAGCTTTACACCCGGAAATATACGAGCGCAGCACCGCGCTGAGGGAAAGGTGGGATTGATACGGCTGGTAAAAGAAAAAAGCCAACAACTGCGCAAATCAGAGAATCACTCTATGCGCAACTGCGAGCTAAGGAAGCAGACGTGTCACATTTTGCCGACCTCGTCGAAGAATACATGGATTTTTTGAAGCTTGAAAAAAAGCTTGCAAAGGACATTGAGCGCAGAGGCATCAACTACCCGGAAAGAATGTCAACGGGAATTGAAAAAATCGTAAATAATCCGAGCATCAAAGATCTTGTTTCCGTTTCAAAGCAAAAGCAGATCATCTTGGAAAAACTTGGAATCACAACGGAAAAGATGGTGTCGGCGGACGGCGATGAGCTTTGATCCCGAAAGAGCTACTTGAATACCCAGAACTTGTAAAAAGCGGAGAAATCCAAACGTGCATTTGGCAGCCAAAGCTTATATCGCTTGTGGAGGATTGCTTTTCGGAGGAAAACCTTTTTTTCAACGCCGAACAATTTGCAACCTATATGTCCTACCAAAAATATTTTCCTTTTGAGCTATTCCCGTGGGAAAAGTTTTTGTTTGGGTTACACAACTGCACATACGGCGAAGACGGACTTCCGCGCTGGTCGACATTGTTCCTTTATGTTGGGCGCGGAGCGGGGAAAAACGGATTTTTGAGTTTCGAAGATTTTTGTCTGCTGACACCGACCAACGGGATACCGCTGTATCATATCGATACTTTTGCAACTGCCGAGGACCAAGCCAAAACAACCTTTGAAGAGCTTTATGACATCATGGAAAGCAATCCGAGGCTGAAGAGGTTTTTCTACTGGAACAAAGAGTATATTGTCAATCTGCAAACCAAGTCACGGTACAGATTTCGGACGGGAAACGCAAAAACGAAAGATTCCGGGCGGCAAGGGAAAATCGATTTTGACGAAGTGCACCAATATGAGAACTATGAATTGATTGATGTCGGCACATCGGGTCTCGGAAAAAAGGCTCACCCGAGAAGGACGATTTTGAGCTCAGACGGCTTTGTCCGAGAAGGACCGTTGGATGATTACAAGCAGCAGGGAAAAGACATACTGAATCAATTGTATTCCGATAACGGTTTTTTACCGGCAATGTTTTGCATTGAAAGCAAAGAGGAAATCGACCAACCCGATATGTGGGTCAAGGCGAACCCGTCACTGCCATATATGCCAAATTTGAGAACAGAAATGCTGAGGCAGTACGGTGACTATAAACGAAAAACCAGCAGTCAATTGTCATTCCCAACGAAGCGGCTGAATTACCCAATGGAAAGCCAAGAATCGCGGATTACGGAATATAAAAATCTGCTTGCCACAAAGAAAGAGCCGGTTTATTCAGCCCCATTGCCCACAGTAATCGGAATTGACTTTGCCTCTCGACGAGATTTTGCAACAATTGGACATTTAACACGCGGAGCAAACGGGATGCAATGGCGCTGTCACGGCTTCGTTTTACGAGGAAACCCGGATCTTGAGCGTATACGCGCACCGTTGCAGGATTGGGAAGCACAGGGACTTATCACATACTTAGACGGCGTGGAGATCGATAAGCAAAAACTGTTCGACTGGATTTTAGAGGAGCAGCAAAGGTATGATTTACATTTTATTGCGGCGGCAGTAGATATGTATCGCTACGGCATTGTAAAGCAGTCGCTGAATGCAATGGGCTTCGAGAGCGGAAAAGACGGGAATATGAAACTCGTTCGACCGTCAGATCTGATGATCGCCGCGCCGAGAATACGGAGCGTTTTAGATAATCAGGCGCTTTCCTGCGGGGACAATCCGTTTTTTCGCTGGTGTGCCAATAACGTGAAAATGGAGAGAGACAAGCACGGTAACGATCTGTTTGAAAAAATCGAGGGGAAAAGCAGAAAAACGGACGGCTTTATGGCATTTGCAGCTGCAATGACGATGGAGGACATGCTGCCGGAGTGCAATGATAACGCCGAGGAAATTGACGTGTTTTTTGCATAAGGAGAGAGTAATGGGATTTTTTACATTGTTGCGCAACACATTTTCCGGGAACAACACAGAGGTCCTTACGACAGCGGAAGCAGAGGCGACGGCAGAGCAACTGGCGATTGCCAGATTTTCGATAGAATGTGCTGTTTCTCTGATTGCAAAGACGGTGGCTATGGCACAATTCGAATTCCGCAAAGGAAATGAGCTTGTTTGCGCGGAGGATTGGTTTCGGTGGAACTATGAGCCGAATCGAAACCAGAACAAGCAGCAGTTTTTTTGGGAATTGTGCAGAAAATGGCTGCTGTATGGTGAGGCGTTGGTGGTTGAACCGGGACGCAACAAAGGTATGTTTGTGGCGGATGGATTTATCCGCGATACAAACGGATTTGGAAATGACATATTTTCCAGCATCGACAGAGACGGCGTAACGCTGAATGCCAAATACAGACCACAGGATGTACTGTATTTCCGAGGGAACAATACAAAACTCCGGGGATACCTAAACGATACGGCAACACAGTATGTAAAGCTGCTTGCGTGCGCGGAGAAAAAATATAAAAAGAACAGTACGCAAAAAGGAATCCTGTCACTCGGTGCGAGTATCGGAGGCACAGAGAAACAAGAGGAAAAGGATCAGGCATACGGTCAAAAGCTGGCGGCTTTTTTGGACAGCGATAAAAGCGCTGTCATGACGTTGCGAAAAGGACACGAATATACGGAACTTGGCAAATACCACAACCCGCAGAGTGCAGAGGATATACCTCTTTTGACGAAGGAAATTTTTGCGAGAACAGCGGAAGCATTTGGAATTCCGACAGCACTGCTGTTGTGCAGCGGTGAGGCAACAGCAACGAAAGAGAATGTGGAGCAGTTCCTCAGCTTTGCAATTCGGCCGTTGCTCGATCAAATCGAGGCGGAGGTAACGCGCAAAGAAATCGGACTTAACGCTGTCAAAAAAGGTATGCGGTTTACGGCGAACGATGCCACATGTAGGCATGTGAACCCGCTCGATGTAGCGGACGCTCAAGACAAGCTGATAGCAAGCGGTGCATTTTGTGTTGATGAGGTGCGCAATATGCTGCACACGCACCTTTTGAATACAGAATGGAGCCGTAAGCATTACATAACGCGCAATTATCAGCCCATAGAGAGTGCGGGAAAGGAGGGGAGTGATGATGGAAAGGAATCAGAGAGCAGAGCCGATGACGCAGAAAGCCGCGAGCATCAAAACACTGGAATTATCTGAAAGTGAACTTGAAAAAATCAACCGCTATGCGCTGAAAGAGCTTTGTGCGGATGAAGTTTTCATTTTCAAGGTCCTTGCGTGCTCAAACGAAGTAGACAGAGACATGGAAAGTTTTACGATCGATGCTATTTCGCAAATGGCGGAGTTGTATCGCGGTAAAACCATGATCTTTGACCATCAAAACACAGCGGAGAATCAGATCGCACGCATCTATGATACGGAGGTCTTGACAGACGAAACGCAGAAAACAACGCTTGGAGAGCCGTACACCGTATTGATGTTGCATGTGTTTTTACCGCGCCTTGAAAAAAACAAGGAACTGATCGCGGAGATCGAAGCGGGAATCAAAAAAGAAGTCAGTGTGTCGTGTGCCTGCGGAAAAAGGACATGCTCCATCTGCGGCAGTAACAAATGCGAGCACCGTGTTGGCGAAAGCTACGAAGGCAAAATATGTGTACGGCGTCTGTGGGACGTAAAAGATGCTTACGAAGTATCGTTTGTTGCCGTTCCGTCACAACGGGACGCCGGTACGCACAAGAACAGCAAGGATCCTACCAAAACGAGCGGAGAAGAATCTTTTGAGAAAAGCGAAAAGAAACTCACGCTCTTGGAAGGCTTTTTGAAATTTTATAAAAACGGAGGTTAAACATGTTTGCAACCATTGTAACGGAAGAGAAGAAAACAGAATTTGCACAGAATCTGTCTAAAGCTGTGCGAGAGAATGATGCAGAAGCGGCAGAAAAGGCATTCCGCGAGTATTTCGAACAGGTCGAGCAGGACATCGTTCGGCAGGCAAAGGACTTTGACGCGGCGAATGCGGACAAGGTCGTGCTTGCGAACAGAGGGCTGCGCGTGCTGTCCAACGCAGAAGAAAAGTATTTCAAAGGACTCATCGAAGCGGCAAAGTCTGTGGATGCGGTAAAGGCATTGACTGACTTCTCAGAGGTTTTGCCGGATACGGAAATCAACGCCATTTTCGAGGATATGCAGCAGGCTCACCCGCTTTTGACCGCCGTACAGTTTACGGATACGGCCGCGCTTACCAAGTTTATCTTTGACGCTGCCGAAGCACAAATGGCAGTATGGGGCGAACTCACAAGCGCGGTAACAGAGGAAATCGAAGGAAGCGTAGAGCTTGTACCGCTCATGCTGAACAAGCTGACGGCGTTTATGCTGCTTTCCAACGATATGCTGGATCTCGGTCCCGTGTGGGTCGAAAAATATACACGCACTTGCCTTGCGGAAGCGCTTGCGGCAGGAGCGGAAGACGGTGTCGTCAACGGTAGCGGCGTAAAAGGACAGCCGATCGGCATGAAGCGCAAAATCGCCAAGGGGACAGACGTGAATAACGAGACGGGTTATCCCGAAAAAACTGCGGTCAAGGTGACCGATTTCTCACCCGCATCCTATGGCGCGTTGCTTGCGCAGATGGCGAAGACGGAGGCGGGCAAGCCAAGGAGCTTTTACAAGGTTGATCTTATCGTCAATCCCGTGGACTATTTCAAACTAATCATGCCTGCAACAACGCTCCTGACGCCCAGCGGAACATACGCACATGATCTGTATCCTTTCCCGACCAATGTTATCACAAGTAACGCGGTCGCCTCCGGCAAAGCGCTGCTCGGTATCGAGAAAAAATATTTCTTTGGTATCGGTGTTGGCACTGGGAAAGGGAAAATCGAAAAATCAACCGATTTCAAATTCCTTGAGGATGTTTCCACGTACAAGATCAAACTGTATGGCAACGGCCGCGCCCGCGACGACAATGCTTTCCAGTATCTCGACATTTCCGAGGTAAAGCCACTCGCGTATGGTGTGCTTGCGGTAACGGAATCGGCAGAGAGCAGCGCGGCGAGCGACGCTGAGGGCTAAGAACCGTGGCGGTCGGAATGGAAGATGTCAAACGGGAATTGAACATAACATGGTCGGATGCACATACGGATCGACGTGTAGAAGAAGTCCTAAAGCGTGCACAAAGTGTCATTAACCGCGCAGCGGGTCGTGAAATTGATCTCGAAAGTCACGATTTTGCACGGCAACTGTTTTTTGACTGCTGTCGCTATATGTATTCTGACGCATTTGCCCAATTCAAAGTTGACTATGCCGACGAACTGCTCAGTCTGCGTTTGGAGGGACAAGAGGATGTTCAGACCGAATCCTAACAAAACGGCAGAATTTGTAAACTTTACAGACGGGGTGTGCGACATCGCACACCCCGGAGAAGAAGACCCTTATCTGCATGTACCGTTTGGATTCGTGACGATCTCAGCTACACGGTATTACAACGCGCTGAATTCTGATGTGCACATCAAAGAGGTTATCCAAATTCCACAGCAACGCTGTCTGCAAGCGTCAAGCATTGTAAGCATCGGAGAGAATCGATATATCGTAAAGGAAGTACAGCACAAAAACTACACGCTCCCGAAAACAACCGTGCTGTCTCTTGCGGAGGATTAGACGATGGAAATAACGCATTTTGTGGACAACAATGCACTTATTGACAACCTGGATCAGCTGGCCGTAAGAGTAAGCGAGAGCACATTTCGCGCCTGCGATGCTATGGCAGATGTGATACAGCCTGCGCTCGTGCGCGCTGCACCTTTTGGCCGAAAAAACGTGAAGTACGAACATCTAAAAAAGGTTATTGCAAAAACCAAGCCGCGAAAGAAAGACGGAAACGCGCAGGTCGTGGTGTGGGTGAACCGCCGAGGTGTTACACCGCCTGCGGGGACATCCAAAGAAAAGCGCAAAAGCTATACGGACAAGCACATCTACAAGATCGTTGTCTCCGAGTATGGCAGAAGTAATCTTCCGGCGCGTCCGTTTTGGACGCCAACTGTTGTGCAAAAAGCAGAAACCGCCTTGCACGCGGGAACAGCCATCCTAAAGGAGGCATTGGAAAAATGACAAGTGCAAAAGAATTTTACCTTGCGATTGCACAAGAAACAGGGTTGCAAACGCAGCGTGCTTTTTGGGATGAGGCCAGACATGGGAAAAAGCCGGATTCATACTTCGTATGGCGGCTTTCAACTGCGGATGAAGACATTGAAAGCGACAACGAAAGCGAGCACTACAGTTTGTCGTATGCTGTATCTGTTTACACAAAAACGGATAATTTGGACACGCTTTGTGCTCAAGTCGAATCTGCCGTTGAAAACTTAGGCGCATACGCCACACGGCAGCAATATGAAGATTACGAAAAGGATACGGGTTATTTTCACGGCGAAATGACCGTGACAAGAATTTTTTAGGAGGTAAAAATTATGCCGAGAACTGCAAAAGCCAAAGTGGCGCTTCCGATCGGACTTGACAATGTACATATTGCAGATGTTTTGACCGATACGGAGGAAAGCGCTACATACGGGACGCCCGAATTTTTTGCTCGGGCCATTAAAGCGACAATCACGCCGATTTTGGCAGAGGGAACACTTGAAAGCGAAGACGAAGTGGAGATCGATGAATCCGCCATTATCGGATATACCGTTTCGATCGAAGCGTCGCAACTGGACGACTATATGCGCGCTAAAATCTTCGGACACAAGATTGACGCGGACGGCGGCATTGTGTATTCGGAAAACGACAAAGCACCCAAGCTGGCGCTGCTGTTCCGTTCGCTGCTTTCCGACCGCCAAAACTACAAGTATGCGGTACTCTACAACGGCTCGTTTAAGCCGAACGAAGAGACCTATGAGACCAAGAAAAAAGAGTCCATCACCTACCAAGTGGAAGGCGCGATAGAAGGGAACTTCTACACGCGCGCAAAAGACAAAGTGGCGCGCTACACACTGCGGTCTGACACCGAACAGGCGGGCGCAAAAACAAAGATCGCGTCGTGGTTTGAATCTGTGCCCGAACCGGGCGAAGCGGCATCTGAATTGGTAGAAACACAAGCTGCACAAACGGCGTCCAAACCGTCGAACGCGGAAGGCTGAACGCTATATAAGGAGGAAAAGGCGAATGCCGAGTATTTCGGAATATTCGATCTACGAAAATGAAGTCATACTCGGTTCGCGTATTCGCCTTGCACGGTGGAACAACGACGCGATTGCGCAAGCAGAGTTTTATGCAGAAATTCGGAAAATGAAGGAATCCACAGGCGAAAAGCTTTTGCGTAGTGCATGCGCCGGAAAAATCCAAGCCGTGCGCGCTCTACTGTATGGGGCGCTGAAAGCAAAAAACAGCAGCTATACCATAGCCAAGTTCGAGCGAGAGTTCCAGCATCACCGCTTGCCGGAGTATATGGTGGCAGTTGCAGAGGGCGCAGCAATGTATTTGCCGTCGCCCTCTGCGGCGGAAACAGAAAAAGAAGCAACAACCACCATCAACGCTGCGGGCGAACATTTTTTAAGCGACTTTGCTGCAATGGGAGTGCGTGCTTTGCGAATGTCTCGCCAGCAAATCGCGGACAGTTCGCCGCGCTGTATATACCGTATGATGCTGGATCTGACAGATTCGGAGGGCGAAGAAAAATCAGGCACGATATATGCCGATGAAATTCCGTGGTTATAAGGAGGGAATGAAGCATGGCAACAAAAACGGACCTGCGGGTCGTTTTAGGTGTGGACGGAGAAGCGAAGTTTTCCGCAACCATGAAAAACCTTGCCGCGCAGCAAAAAACCATTCGCGCGGAGACCGCTAATGCAACATCAGCGCTGCAAGCCAGTGGAACAGAATATGAAAAAGCACAAGTCAAAGCAGAAGGCTTGACGAAACAGATCGACATACAAGAGCAAAAGGTCGAGCTGCTTCGTGAGGCCTATGAAAAGTCTGCCGAGAAAAAAGGCGAAGATGCGAATGTAACGTTGGACTTAAAAAAACAGTATGAAGATGCCAGCGCGAAGCTGAATAATATGAAAACTTCGCTTGACAAGGCGAATACTGCTATGATCGAACATGCAGAGCAGGCGGAAAAGGCATCTACGAAACTCAAACAGTTTGGTGAAGATGCAGAATTTGTCGGCGGGAAATTGGAAAGCGTCGGCGGTAAAATGTCCAAGTATATGACAACCGGAATTCTTGCCGCAGGCGGCGCGGCCGCAAAGGCCGCCATAGATTATGAGCAGGCGTTTGCAGGAGTCAAAAAAACTGTCGAAGGAACGCCGGAACAATTCGATGCCTTGAGTGACAGCATTTTGGACATGTCAACGGAGCTGCCGGAAAGTGCTGTATCGATTGCGGGTGTTGCAGAGAGCGCCGGTCAATTAGGCATTGCAGTCGATGATATAGGCGAATTTTCCGAGGTCATGGTGAAACTCGGGATGTCAACAAACGTATCCGCCCAAGATGCGGCGGATGCACTCGGGAAATTGACGAATATCACAAAAACGAGCAGCGATGAATACGAAAACATGGGAAGCGCTATTGTTGCGCTTGGCAATAATTACGCGTCGACGGAATCCGAAATTATTGAAATGGCGACGCGGCTTGCGGCGACCGGGGAAATCGTCGGGCTATCCGAGCAGCAAATGCTGGGCATTGCTACAGCGCTGTCCTCGGTTGGTATCGAAGCGGAAGCAGGCGGCACAGCTATTTCAAAATTGCTCAAGCAACTTGATACAAGCGTACAGACCTATACCACGGCAAATGCGACAATCCAAAAAACGGGGATGTCGCTTCGAGAATTGGAAATGATGGCTTCGCATGATTCGTCTGGGTTCAAGGATGTCGCAGCATCTTTGGGGCTTACGACCAAAGAGTTAAAGCAAATGATGTCAAATGCAAAGTCCTTAGAGCAGTTTTCGGATGTAGCCGGTATGACTGCCGATGAGTTCATCCAAGCCTACGGGCAGGATTCCGTAGCTGCACTCGGCATGTTTATTGACGGATTGAACGATACAGAACGTACCGGGAAAAACGCTGTGGAAATTTTGCAGGACATGGGGATTACGGAAGTGCGTCTTTCCAACGCCGTCTTGGCGCTTGCATCATCAGACGGTATTTTAACGAAAGCCGTGAACACGTCGAATTCGGCGTGGGAGTTGAACAATGCGCTGCAGGATGAAGTGAAAAAGCGCCTTGAGACCACCGGGACAAAAATGACGCTTGCCAAAAATGAACTGCTAAAAACAGCGATTATTATGGGAGATAATTTTCTGCCGACCATCGCGGAGGTAGCGAGCACGGTGGGAGATCTTGCAAAGCGTTTCGGAGAACTGGATGATGATACGAAAAAGACCATTGTCCGCTTCGCGCTATGTGTAGCTGCGGCTGGCCCGGTTACAAGCACGCTCGGTAAGCTGACAACGACGGTCGGAAAGGTCAGCAAAGCGGCGAGCACACTCATAAAAACGACACAGGCGGTCAAAGCGGGTACATACACAGGACCGCTTAGTAATTTGTTGTCTGTATTAACAAAAACGAATACTGCAACAGGCAATTTAGCCGGAAGTTCGTCGGCACTTGCCGGGATTATGGGGTCAAGCGGCCCGCTGGTTATCGGTTTGGTTGCGGCAGCCGGCGCCGCCTTAGGACTGTATGCTGCATATCGTAAGTTGACTGAAGGAGATCGGGCAGTAACAGAAGGCGTAGAAAGCATGCTTTCCGCTTTCGGACAGTGGGATGAAACGGTTGAAAATGCGACAAACTTACTGTCGAATCTTAACACAGAAATCATTGTAAGTTCTGAGCAAAGCGCCAAAATCAGCCAAGAAGTCGATGATGTCCAAAAGGACATCACGCAGATCGCGACAACCGCCGCACAAGAACGCAGACGGTTGACGGACGAAGAGATCCAGCGGCTGGAAGACTTATTTGCGAAACTGAACGAGCTTACCGATCAGGAAATCAAGTATCAGCAGGCGTACCAAGATGCTGTGACTACAATCGCGCAGACGACAACCGATTATTCGCGGGAAAACTGTGCTGATCTGATTAAGAGTGCGCAGGAAGCACGTGATAGTACGATTGCGCTTGCGGCAGACCAACAACGGGAAAAGCTGATGCTTTTGCAGCAGGCGTATGAAGTGGAGGGCACGCTTACAGAAGAGGAGTACAATCGCAAGGTTGAGGAGGCACAGCAGGAGCACGATCGCGCTGTACAAGCCGCGAAAGACAAATTCGCGGAAGTCAACTCAATCGTCACACAAGGATATTTTGAGCAGAATATCAAAGGCAATGAGCATCTGCAAAATATTATTGCGCTGAACGACCAATTGACGGCGAGCCAACAGGCATATACGGATGAAGTCAACCGAATCATGTCCGATCAGACCATGACAGAAACACAAAAGCTGACAGCCCAAGCACAAGCATGGTGGAATCACTATTGGGAAACAAAAGACATCCAAGAGCAGATGGGCGATGCTATGGAAAACTTAAGTTCCGAAGAACTTGATGCTTGGATCAACATGAGTGCAAATACAGAGTACTATGGTGGAGATATCACGGATGAAAATAAAGAAATATTCGATGAGTTTATAGGTACATATGACAATCTGCCGCGTAAAGCAAAAAAGCAATTTCGGGATACTATGCAAGGCATGATCGACGGAATCAAAGAAAAATCCGGCGAATTATTTGAAAAGGCGAGTCAGATCGCCGGAGGCTTTATCGATACTATCCGAAAAAAGTTTGATTCCCACTCGCCGTCGCGGGTCATGAAAAAGGTTTTTCGCGACGTTATGGACGGTGGCGTGATTGGTACGCAGGAAAAAGAAAGAGAACTTTCCGACGAAGCGGAATATGCGGCGGCATCATTCTTAGAACCGTTTGAGGATTTGCCGAGTAATTTGAAAAAAAGCGTAGGTGGACAGCTTGGAGCGTTGCGCTCAAAAATGAACGGCTTACAAATGCAGGTCGCCTTTGCCGGAACTGCCGCAGCGGCAAGCAAAGGAAGCACCTATAATAGCGTCACGCGGAATCAGTCGAGCACAAACTACGATCAATCAGCACATTTTGAAGCACTGCTGAAAGTGGAAAATTTAACGGTGCGTAATGATGCCGATCTGCGTAAGATCTCGGGACAATTGGAAGCACTTTCACAAAGAATTTGGCGAGGGAAGGGAATCAAACGATGAGAAACTATTTTTTATTTTTCCCGGACAGCGGCGGCATGATCGACAGCCGTGAACTGATGCTGCATATCGAGCACTTGCCGGACATCCAGCGCGCAACCGAACGCGTGGAAAAAATAACGGTACCAGGGCGAAGCGGTACATTAACCCGTAAAGAGGGAGAAAACGTTTTTGATTCCTATACAAAAACATTTGACATTGTAGCTTTGGACGAAAGCAAAATTCCAAAGATCCATGCCCTGCTGCGCGGAACGGGGAAAATCATTTTTTCAAATGAGCCGCAGTTTCGGTACACCGTATCTTTTGACATCGGGTGGAGTTTCAACCGCTTTTTTCGGCAATGGCGGCGCGCAACTTTGTCCTTGGAAACACAGCCTTTCAAGGAGAGTTCGGAACTGAAAAAATATACAAAAACAGACATTACAGAAGATATATACGGGGGATCGAGTGGTATAAGTTTAACAATCAATTGTGAAACAGAAATTCCGTGTCCGTTTATTGTGCGCTTCAAAAGCGGGGATTTTTATGGATATAATCATATGCAATTCAACAAGGAAAGGCGAGTGACGTTCCAATCCATATATATTAGAGATCCGAGTGCAACAGAGGGAATCGTAGATAATGAAAGGAGACTTATTTACACGGATACGGGTGTAAATCTATTGGATTACGGCAGAATCGGAAGTTTCCCTTTTGCCTTGGAGCAAGGGGCAAACTTAGTAGAAATGACTGATGTAACGAAAATGTCGGTAGAGTATAGGGGATGGTTCTTGTGAGCATAGTAGCAATTGACCCGGACGCAAATAGTACGATAGGCGTATTAGAGCCATATACGTGTTTGGTGCATGAGAAAAAAAACGGTGATTATTCGCTTACCATGACTTTAAGCATGGATGACGTACTGTGCGATACGGATGTAATCATTGGCGTCACGGTGAAAAAGAACAATCTGCGCCAATATTTTCGCATTTATGATGTTTACAGGAATATGGATGGCAACAAAGAAGTTTTAGCCCGCCATGTTTTCTATGACCTCTTAAACAACTTTTTAGATGATGTGCGACCGACAAATGCAACGGGTCATGAGGCACTGCAAAAAATGCTTGCCAGCACGCAGTTTAAAACAAATTTTGTTGGCGAATCCGATATAACAACAGTATCTACAGCATATTGGCAAATGAAAAATCCTGTAGAGGCATTGATCGGAGACGACGAAAACAGTTTTGTAAATCGATGGGGAGGTGTTTTGGAGCGGGACAACTGGAAAATCAAAATGAACCAAGAAACAAGCGAGAAAATGTATGTTATCTATGGTAAGGATTTGCTCAGTTACGGCATGCGCATCAACACGGAAAATGTGGTAACGCGTATAATGCCGACCGGTCTAAAAGAAGATGGACAAACGCTGTTGAAACTGCCGGAGCTTTATGTGGACAGCGAAAATATCGGAAATTACGAAACGCCAAAAATACGGAGGATACACTACCCGGAGATCAAAATAGGGGAGGCGGAGGGAAACTATCCGACCGCAGAAGAGGCATATACGGCTTTGCGTGCAGAAGCAAATAAAGAATTTGCAAATGGGATTGATCTTCCGGAAATTTCCGGCGATGTTACTGTGTTGGATCTTTCTTCCACGGAAGAATATAAAGACGTAAAAGACCTACAAAAAATTGAACCGTTCCAGAAATTGGAAGTCGTTGTTTTCGGTGGAACAGTAACTTGCGAGGTAACTGGGTACGACTTCAATGTGCTGACACAGCAATATGAAAATATCAGCATTGGAACAGCGGAAAAGTATCTCGGGGAAGAGTTGGAATACCAGCTCGCAGCGCTGGAAAGGCGAACGGCGGCACTGGAATCTAAAATGCTAAAAGGAGGCGCATAATATGCAAACCATTAAAATCAATGTTAACGGGCAAAGCGTAGAAAAAGAAGACGAAGTTTTGATGGTAGCAAAAAGCCGAAACGAATACAAAATACAATTCGTTTTTTCCGACGATTGGAACGACGTACAGGGCAAAACCGCAACTTTTCGGAGAGCAGAATCAAGCAAAGTCTACACTGTGGAATTAGCAAGCGACAACACTTGCACGGTGCCATGGGAAGTCATGGAGACTCCGAAAATTTACATAAGTGTTTTCGGCGGAGACCTTCGGACAGCTACGGAGGCAGTTTACGAGGTCGCCCCTGCGGGTTACAACGAGGATGCCGAGCCGTCCGGTACTGTGCCGCAACGTACTCCTATTCCAACGGACTTGCAGTTTGCAAACGGCGTTTTGCATTTGATTGCAAAAGGCGAAGCAATCGGCGAGGGCGTGCAGC